TACCCAGTGTTGCTCGGACTGCTGGCACTTGAGCCATGTTAGGACTTGAATGAGTAGCCCTCCCAGTAACAGCACCAAAACCAATGACTTTTCCATGTACTCTTCCATCCTTTCCTAAATGTTCTAACCATGAATCTAACTGTGATGCTCTTTTTTGCAACGTTAAATATCTTGCTATAGGTTTCGCTTCAGGTATATCCAAGCCCTCAAGCGTTGTCTCGTCAACGATGACCTGGCCCTTCTCGGTAGTCTTTTCAGGCTTCCATCCTTTCGATATAAGCCTTTTGGCAATTTGTTGTCTCGACCCGACATTAAAAACCTCCACATCGTCTTTGAGTCGCTTACCAGTCTTCTCTGAAATACGTTCCGTAACAATCGGAGGGAAGATGGTCTGTAACGATTCTTCAATCTCCGACATCTCTGTCTTAAGTTGCGAGAGCAAGATCTGTGCATAGGGTACATCAAGCTTGAATCCATTACGTTCCATCTCCGATAAAATAACCTGCACTTCATACTCTAACTTCACAGCCTCTTGGCTGATCTTGTTTCTCTGAATCTCTTGCACCAACATGTCGTAGACCTTTGAGGTCAACTCCACATCTCGAATGCAGTAAGTAATCATCTCTTCAGTCAGGCCACCTTCAAAGTCTTCAAACTCAATCTTGTCAAACCCTAAAGTAGTACCCCAAGCTGCTAGACTATGCCCGCCATCCCTAGCACTGTTAGAAAGACGAGAAAGCAAAAGAGTGTCTTGGCATTGCGATTTCCTAATTGATGTTCCCCATACACGATTAAGTATACTGGCATCAAAAGAAATACCGTTGTGCATAATAATTGAAAGTGCGTCATTTAAATACTCCTTTAATCCTTCGTTGGTCTTCCATACTTTAATCTCTCCAGTCTCTCGGTGCAGGGTAACGCAACACCAAATAACATCATGAGTCAAATTCGTTTCAATATCTAATACTAAATTCTTCAATAGCATGTAATCAAAGTACCTGTCTGTATGCAAGTTACTATTTTACCATCAGGTGTGATGATTGTCGTTGAATCTCCACTGTCAGCATAGGCCGTAGTTATTATACAAAACAATAAAAGTATAATAATTTTCTTCATTTTCTTCTCCAAGCTCTGCTACAAATCTTTTGTACTTCAATCGGATCTAGCTTGTTTACTTCTGAGCAAGCATAGATAGGGCCTTTTATATACAACTGCACTGAGGCATCAACAATGTTATATAAAAATATAACAGCGAGTATCGCAAAGGCAGTCTTAAACAACGGCATTAGAACGTCCAGGTCTTGTTAACTGTTGCTCGCTTCTCATCTTCAGCAATATCAATCTTAATCTCTAACTCACTCTTTGGAGGGTTTTTATTCTTGTTAAAGATGTCATCCCAGTTCTTATCAAACTGTTCTTGATCCAATACTGGACGCTGCTTATCGCCTTTGCCACCATCTCTCATTTCTCTTGTGCCTTTCTTAGTATTGCTCTAACTAAATCGTAAAAAGAAGCATAGTCATTCCTGTACCATTCGCCTTTGAATTGTCCTATTTCCTCATCTGTTAGTTCTTTTACTGGATGGGTATAGAGTGGAATAAGGTCATCTACTGGGAAAAAACTATTTTTATCAAAGTAATTGCCTTTTCCATCTGTCCACGCTACTGGTTCATTGGTTGGTTTTACAAACTGCCCAATGTTTTGGTTTAAATTGTTTGCATCAATGATTTGTTTCAACGCCTCAATTTCAGCTTGTTGTTTAAAATGCCCAGCTTTCCACATCTCTAAATTTTCGTTTAATCGTTGATATTGGTCTTTCCAATTATTTATTTCAGCTTGTTGCTGGCGTAGCATGGTGGCTGCAATTTCCATGACACCAACAAACGGATAAGTATTTTCTAATTCATCAGCTAGTTCATTTGCTGTCATTTTTGCTCCAACCATTGCACTTAGCTAGAAAATCAATAGCCCTGTCAAACTGGTCTTGCAGGTATTGAATCTCTTCAGCCTGTTTACGTAGCACATCACCAGCCTTTTTATAACCGAGTGTGCTCATCTCTTCTGCTAATTTTAAAGCGTCTTCGTAGTTCATAAGTTCTCCTGTATTTCTAAATAATCTATTGCTCTTTTTAAAGTTTCGACATTATCCTTCAACAACCCAAGGGAACGGTTACAGGTATCACAAAGAAGCCCTCTAACTTTACCTGTCTTATGGTCATGGTCTACACACAAAACTCTTTTAACATCTTTCTCGTGAGTTAAACAGATTTTGCATCTGTTATTTTGCTCAACCAACATCCGACGGTAATCTGCCAAGTTGATTCCGTAAGTGGCTTGCAAGTCTTTATCTTTTTTAATGTGCTTGTACTTTTTTGAGAGTTCTCTTTTACGGTCTTTGTTTTGCTCATACCATTCCTTACTAGCTTTGTTCTTGCATTCTTTGCACTGGTGTCTTGGCTTTCCACGAACTAGCCCAAACTCAGATAAAGGCTTTTTAGTTTTACAAGTAGTGCATAATTTCATAGTTAATCCTCCTGAAACCATATTATAACATATAAAGTTTCAGGTGTCAAGTATTATAAATCTTCCTGTATCTCGAGCATCCTACCTGTGTCTTTGTTGTACAGGAGGGAAGCACAATGAGGAGAAGTCAAGCCTGCGAACCTATTCTTGAGGATAGATACCCTTGTGGTATTCCTCTCAATAGGGTCTTGTGCTTGAGCATTTCTGACCAGCCCAATAACAATGTCACTAAGTTGTGCTATTGAGCCTGAACCCCTGAGTTGAGATAAGCTGGTAGCTGCTCCCTCTTCGTGTCCGCCTTTACTCTCAGGCCTTTTGAGGTGCGAGACAGCAATCAAGCTAATGCCAGTCTCTTGTACAAGCATCCGTAGCTTAGTCATCAACTCATCTATAGACTTGCGTTCATCTCCATTGCTCTGAGCAGAAACCACCATAGAAATATGATCGAGAAAAACATAACGACAGTCAGTAGCCTTGGCAAAATATCTAATTCGGTTAACCACGTTGTTGATATCAGTAGAGCCAAAGTTATCCCAAAAAAACAGACGATCAGTACCAAGAGTAATATCAAAGGCATTCTTTAGCTCCTGTGCAGTTACATCAGTATCAGGTAAGTGTAAGGGTTTGTTTAGGTGTAAGGACATAATCCCACGAGCAGTCTTACGCACTGACTCTTCCATAAACATCAAGCCGATATTGTCTTTTGTAGTCTTAATTAAGTGCCAAAGGATTTCTCTAAGGAACTGAGACTTACCAAGTCCCGATCCAGCAGTGACTGTAATAAGTTCTGCAGGTCTGATACCATAGGTGAGTTCATTGACTCCAGGCCAAGGATACATGGCTGAAGACTTTTCAACTGGACGATTGACTTCTTCCCAGAGTGTCGATCCAGCAATGATACCATCAGGAGTCCATGACTCGGAGGCCCACCACTGCTTAACATACTCGGCTGACTTGCCTGCTTTGAGGTAATCACACGCATCTTTAAATCCTTGTAGGTGTTTAACAATCTTGCACTTGTTGCCTAAGACTTCAGCAACTTCACTGGCTGCTTTTTGCCCTGGTTCATCTGCATCAAAACAGATATAAATCTCATCAAAGGAGCTAAGCCATTCATAAGCCTGTTTAACATCCTTTAAAGCACTTTGAGCACCATTACGGATGGATACATTGGGATACCTACTACCACTCATCTGAAAGCCTGCTAGAGCGTCTAATTCACCTTCATGAATGGTTACAGTCTTCCCACCTTTAGCGAATAGGTTCTGCCCAAACAAGGTTGAGCCTTTCCAGTCACCAGCGATGTTAAAAGTTTTGTCAGCCACAGAGCGAATTTTTGACGCAATGATAGCCCCTTGCTCGTTGGCATACGGATAGGACTGTGTAGTGTCATCGGAGGTAACCCCGAAGTATTGACAGGTAGATGCAGTGATACCCCGATCAGGAATAGACTTCACGTCACCCTTAAGAGTTATCTCATTACTAATACGAGTGCTCTGTAACCCATTGTTATCATTAACTTTATCGCCAGCGACATAGGTTAGACAAGCATAACAATAGGTATGTCCATCATCGAAGAGTGCATTAGCGTCAGAGCTGCCACACTTCTCACAAGCTATGTGTTTTAAAAATTGACTCACATATTCTCCTTGCAATCTTTACAGTCGCATGGTATCACATCTGATTTAGCTGATTGTTTTAATTCGTTAAGACTATCGTAGCCTCTGACATGGACTAGATCATCATAAAATCTAAAACCAAAAGGTAAGTGTAAGATGTAATCAACCCCATAACCATCACTTTGCAAATATTCGCAAACATCAACATCCTTAACAACATCAAGTTTATATTTCATGATAATACCTTTCTCGGTAATAGAATATATTTTTATATTTAGACTCTATTTTAAAACAGACATAATAACCTGTCAATTAGGGAAAACCCTAATAGATCTATTTAGACATTACTGATTCTTTAATACATATAACTAATATAACAATAACAATTAAAAGTATTATCATATTAGTAATCATTATTATCTAAGTCAGTTAAGTATATATCTAAATCATCTATATCAGAACTGCTTAGTAAGTCTATTCTATCTTTATAGAGGATATCATCCTTTACAGTCTTAAGGCAGGTAAGGCACATATCAAGGTAAGAGTTTGTGGTTACTGACTTAATGGTTGATTCATAGTCAGTTAATAAATTGTTACAGCAGTAACATCTCATGCGGTCTCCGAATACTATTTAAATCAATTATAAAGGCTCTCAGGGAAGAGATCAGGGGGTTGTTGATACCTACCCATCATCCTCATTATCATCGCCTCCTAGTGCCTCTCCTGAGACGTTGTCACAATCCCAGGGAAACCACTCGCAGTCCATCTGATCAGGACTATAATGGTCTGCTCGATTATCTTCAGGCATCGGGTTCATTATATTTACTATTTTTATAATCCCAATAATCTTGAAAGCATTCAGCTAACTTTCTCCATGTAGGCATATTGGTTTCACCAATTTCACCTTCATATAATGCTGGTGCAATACCACCACGATTTAATATTGAAATCAATTCTGCGTCTGTCATATTATCCTTTGATATAAGTTAATACATTAAATATAGTATCTACCACTGAGGTGATACAAAGAATTACAATCAATAATGATTCTAGGTTATTGAACTTCATATTAAGGCCTCTCCTAACTCTTTGAGTAAATCGATCTTAGGGGGTTTGTGCAGCTTGATTGTCCAACGATTAGTGCCCATAAAATATAGAGCCTCGGCCTTGGTATAGAACCATCTAAGTGCCATGTCATCTTCATCATAGACATAATACTTACTTAGCATTGTAAAGTTCAGTGTTGACAAGTGATAAACAATTCTGCAAAGCCTTCTTGAGTTTGTTTATATGCTTGACATCATCATGGTCTAAATGATCTTCTAATCGAACCTTATAAGAGTCAATCTCCATTCGCACTAGATCAATCAAGGGAATGGTCTCGTATGCTTTAGGAGCATCACCAATAAATAATTTAACCTGTCCTTTATTGTTAAGCCATAAGCCAGCATCTAAGTCTATTGTAATTGTCTTCATTCTTTTACTTTCTTTCTAAAGTCTTTAGTCATCCATGCGTCTACGGATTGATCTACATGGTCTCCAGTAAGCCATACATGCGTCTCCATCTTGCCATCACATAGCACAATAGCAGGTGCAATGACATCTTGAGGCACATCCCAGGCCCCATCCCTGAGCCAGCGATAACGCTCAGCGTCTAAAAAGTTTTGCTTGTCATTCATCATCTTCGACCATAGCACTAGCTGATTGTCTTGCTGAACTTCTAAGGCATCGGCAGCCCTGAGTAGGAGCGAGCGAGTCACTACATACTCATCCTTCTCTGCGTAGGCTCTTAATTGTTTTACTAGGTTCTCGGTCATTCTTCTACAATCTCCAGTGGTTTAATCATGATGGTTTCAATCTCAAATAGTCTTCTCTTAACTTCAGCAAGAAAGTAGTCAGTGCCGTAAGTCATACAGCCATTGACTGCGTCGGTCACTGCATTGTGAAAGTCCCACTCTACCATATATTGCTCTTGCTCGCCTGAAAACATCTGCTCTTGGATATTAGTCATTGTAAGGGTTCTCCTCATAGTATTCCGTTGCTAAGTGCATAGCTACATTATGCCAGTATTCCGAGACCTTTTCAATTACTTCTACTGGGGCATGCGAAGGCGTAGGATAGATAGACTCATCAAACCCGCACTCGCTAAGGCCTTCTCCCCAATTAAAAAATTCTAGGTAATTGCATTCCTCCTTCATTAGCTCGATGGCGTATTGCTCGACTTTCCAGTCCCAGTCATCAGGGTATCCGTCATCATCAGGCTCATAATATCTATCGTGCATGGACATTCCCATAACATTCTCCTAGATTGTTTTAAAAGTTAGTAATAAGTTTAAACCATTAGTCTCTAACGTACAGTCATCAGTCTCATAACGTGCACCATTCGATTCTACATGAGCTAGTATAGCACCAGGAAAGTTCTCATCTATCCATGTAAGTAGGTCATCTTTAGTACTAAATAAAATTGTGTGATTCATTTAAAATTTTCCTCTAATGTAAACTCTTCAATTATAACTTCATCTGCGTCATCAAGGTCATCGCAGTCTTTAATAAGCTGCATGGTCTTAAGTGCATAGGCTTCTGCGTCTTCTCTCTTAGAGAATACTCTTAGGTTTTCCCACCATATAGACCCGTCCTCCATCTCTTCGCTAGATTTTACTAGGTAAACAGTAGTCATAATTAGCTCCAGTCCTTGTGATCGCCTAGTCTTTCGTTGTCTTCGTATCCTC